ATGCTTGGGTTTATAAGGAATCGCTCAGGATTACGAATATCGAAGCTTTCCATGATATGCCGCATCGCAAGATTGGCACCCTCGAAGGCTTTCGTACTAACCTGATTAAGCAGATCAGGATTTTGCATACCCTGTGCAAGAGTAATCAGATTGGTATAGTATTGCTGGAAAATACCAACCAGCTGTGTAGCATCCTGACGATCCTTAAACTTGTTTTGATTCTGTCCCGCAAGGCGAATATCAACCAAGAGCTTCTTGCGGAAATAATCGAAAGGAGACTTGAGAAAAGTCTCAATCTCATTTCCCTTGGGATTAAACATCAGACGGTCTACATCTGGGCCCCACTGAGCAAGAACTAAAAGACCGGAGTTAAGAGTCTCGTCACAAAGAGTGCGAATGTTCGAGTAAGAATAATCAAACTTTCGCGCGCTCTCTTGAACTCGGGCCATTTCAGATGTTGCTGTTCCAGGAGTACCAGCAGTAGGCATGCCTAAAGTAAGATCATTCACACCACTTCTTTGCTGTGCAAAGATGATTACTTGATTCTCGTTGTTATAAGCAGAAGCCTTTACATCTCCCATCTCAAGAGTTTGGATGTCATCCATCTCATCGACAAACCAAAACTTGCCAGGAAAGATAGGCTCATTCTCTTTGATGCTAGCATTGCGCTTGATTTTATACATTCGCATATTAGCAATCGTAGCATTATCGAGGCGCGTCCTGTGTTGTGCAGTTACCTCGTATTGAAACTGTTCATTTTGCTTTGCAAGTCCAATACCGTACCAGCGAAACTCTACAGGAAAGTAGACTGCTTTGTGATAAGGACGCCGAAGATCGGCATACCAGTTATTCCAAATGCCTACAATCTCCTGCATTTCCCGCTGATACAGAATAAAGAACTCTTCGTATCGACCTTCAACGATTTCCCAACAAGTTGAGATAGCGTAGAACTCGATCTCAAGAGGCCAACCGGAATCAGTCAGTGTAGTCTCTTTGACTGAATCATTATACTTTGATGCATCATCTGTGTCTCGTGTACCTGGCGTAAACATATGTTCAAGTTTCTCATATGTACCTTCCATAAAGAATCCATCTTCTTCTCGCTGACGGATTTCATTAGGAGTAAGCCAGAACACCTTACCACACCAACGAGCATCTTGAATATCGGTACAATCGAAAGGCATCAAAAAGTTAGCAACAGGAACCGAATTAAATTCAGGGCCATTCTTGATGACCACTTCGAATTCCTCTTCTTTTCCGTCTGTGCTAACCCGCAATCCCTTCTTAGAAGAATAACAGTAATTTACTTCTGTTACTCCCGTACCGAGCTTTTCGACCTCAAGAATCGCAGGTTCAATCTTTCTCTTGAACTCTCCACCCACCATGAACTCATCGTGAAGATAACGCTCAAGCTCTGGTTCGAGTTCAGATTGTTCTGGATTCTTAATCTTCGCTGCAATATTTTGATCGTGCGCGAAGGCTGTTTGCATTGTGCGTGAATGCACAGCTTCAAGTGCAATCGCAGTCAGTGGAATAATAATAGTGGATGCGCCCACAAAGGGGAAGGTAGCCACCTCTGTAGAAGGCTCTGCGAGGTAATCTGACTGATAGCGAATGAACTTATCAATAAGTTCTCCACGCTCAGCCAGATGATTTGTTAACTCTGTTTCTAACCACGAGACAATATCTCGATGTTGATCTTCTGTGAGACTTACGTGGCGGTTATACATCTAGTTTCCTTATGGTAGAGATCGTAAATGAACCTCGCATGCTCCGACATTTGATCGTATGTTCGCTCTGGTACACCTTGCACAAATCTTTCAAAATCTTCCTTTGTGCTCATAGATGTCCAAACAAAAGCCTTAGTCATTCGTTTTAATGCTCTCTCTAATTCCAATGCTCTCCAGTAAAATCCCACCGGGCGTATAAACTGATACCAAATTTTTCCCGAAAGTCGAGATCTCTTTATGTGATCCCGTAAACGGTTACCAGGATTTGATGTAATTCCGATATAATAATCAGTACCATTCGAAAGAACATACAAGTACCAACCATCAGCTTTCCACTTTGAATATAGCTTGTTGTTTTTCATGTTGGACTACCATGATAGTGAAGGGTTGGAGGATGTTAAGCGCGGCCCAGCGGGCCGCGGCTATTCGCCTTCGGCGTGGAACTGCAACTGCGCTGGTACGAAGAATAATGATATTAAGTTAATCCTGATCTACCGAATAAACTGCAATCTCTCCATTTGGATCGTCCAATCGCATTCCTTCATAAAGAGACTTGATTAATGCTTGAGCGAGATCGCCCCGCAAGAAGAATACGGCTCCCGTAACCTGAGGAGTTCCCACATTATTAGTAATCTCGATGCGCATTTCGTTATTAATGAGGCGGGTGGGAATCTCCAGAATGTCTACACGATTCCCTAGTTTGCGTGTGACTTTCATGATTGGTTATTTGGAGGGCCGAAGAGAAGCTCAAACACTGGATAAAGATCTCGCACAACGAATGTCTTGCGGAAGATCCACCAGCGAAGAGTAGTAAGCCTTCGTTCGGTATTCATGAAATACCATACCCAGAAGGACTTAGAGATGATCTCTCGAATAACACTCTCAAGAGATTCTTGTTCAGCTTCCTTTAGATCTAGTTCTCTTAGGATCATCTTTCTTTTGTTGTGAGAGGAGGGAGGGAAGTCCCGCAGCTAGAAATGCGGCCCACAAGCGTTGACCATCCGTGAGGATTTTTTGTCGGGCTTCTTCGGGAACTGGAATGAAAGTGCCAAAGCTTTGGGGAGGTTTGTATAAATTTTGAGCAGCAATTTTGTAATCGTTCATGAATGTATCTAAACCTACATTTGATACAGGATTCTCAGAGTTAAGTATATTTACAATTCTTCCCACCCCAGATCTACCTAATTGATCTAGAATTGAAGTCGGCTGACTTTCCATTGGATCAGTGCCCAAAGCATTCAGAATATTTCTGAAATCCATCTCATATCCTTCGGGGAGTGGTCCCGGAAGGTCTGGAACTGCATACTGCCTTGGACCAACCATCATTGGGTCTAAAAGATTTGAAACATCTCTGATAGTAGCCGGAACATCTGACATGATTTGCTGAGGAGCAGTTTCCACTCCAAACTGTTTCTTTAAATACTCCATTAATTGATTTGGAAGTTCTTTGTCGTAGAACTTTCTTCCTCCCTCCGGCATTCCCACGGCTTGAGATACTGCCCTACCAGTAGGGAATACAATTCCTTCGAGGTCCTTCTGGGATACTTCGTGTAAAGCTCTCTTCAAGAGGAGTTCTGACCACTCGGAATCTTTTTGAAAAGGTAAGGGAAGAACTCCTCCCGACCCTTCTGACTGTCCCACATACTGACCATACATATGATCTGCATCGTCAGCCTTTAGAAAAGCCTTTCTTAAATTATAGTCCAATTCTGTAGTTATTTTATCTTTTGGTAGTTTTTCGAGTGCATCTAAATTTTCTTGTGCTTTGTCTAGCCTAGACTTTAATCTCGCAGCTTCTTCAGGTAAAGCAGTTCCATCCGGAGAGAGATAACCAAAAACGCGGGCTAGTTGGTGAGGATCTGACTGGCCTTCCCCGAAGGCTAAAACTTTTTGCCCATCTAGTTCTCCCATTGCGCTTCTGAGCCAAGCAACTTGGTTTGGAATTCCAGAAAAGTGCTTTGGATTTTGCTTTAGCGTATGTTGTTCTATCCGAAGTTTTTGCTGTCCTATCTTACTCCTAACTACTTCCATGTCCCCTCTAATCAGCATCGCAGTTCCGAAATCTCTTGGATCCCTTCTAGCTTCTTCCAATGCACCCCTCAAATCATCCAACTGATCTTCGAGTTTAGTAAGATTTTCTTGTGCTTTTGCTACGACTGCATCATCCGCACTAGGAGCTCTCTTGGGAAGATTTGACTGAAAAATAGTTTCCTTGTAGGTATTGGGATCTATTTTAACTTTAGATCCAAAGTTAGGAAAATAATCTTCATATTCCTTTTTTTGAATTTCGTCTAGTCTGACAGGATTCTCATTTGCGGCCTTCAATACTTCGTCGCTAGTGATGACACGATCTAAATTATTGTTTAAAAACTTGTCGAGCCCTGTATGAGAAACTTCCCCTTGAGGAACATTCTTCTTAATGTGTGCCAACCACTGCTTTCCCTGGGCCTTTCCTGGGCCTCCAATCAGAGCAGCATTTAACCTAGAATAAAGATTGTCGAGAAAGTCTCCTGCGGCGGGGTAAGCGGCGACAGACTTAAAAGCTCTTCCTGTAGTTACCGCCATTGGAAGAGCCATATCTCCTACGATATCAAAGCTATTTTCTGCTGTAGGATTGGCTAGAAACTTCTTCCATGCTTCTTTCTGTGCAGTTCCCGCATCTTGAAAAGCCTTAGCTCCCTTTTGACTCTTCCTTCCAAGCTCCTGAATTGCTTGGATTAGAATATTTTGGGGAGGGGGCGGTTCAGGAGGAGGAGTGGGAGAAGTAGGAAGAGAAGAAAGAAAGTCACTGAATAGCTTCTTAGGAGGAGGTGGCTCTAAAGAGAAGGGGTTATTGTTATAGATCATTCCTTCTTCTTCTCCTTTTTGTGATGAAGGTTATGGCATCTCTTGCAAAGTAACTCACCATTGTTCACATCTAATGCACGAGAAGGATCATCATATACTCGTATCTTATGATGAACCTCTCTTCCCTTCTTGTCGCATCTTTGGCACATACCCCCCGCTCGCGACCTCACTTCCTCTAGAAAGGTTTGATACTCACACGTTTCGTAGAGAAGTTTCCTGTACTTGTTCCACTTCTTAAAGAACTCGGCGGGAGGTAGCCACTTCTTTTTGAGGCGAGTTAATGCTCGAATTATATTACTTGCCTTGATCTTCCGAACTCTTGTTCTTGGCAAGAGAAGGACCCACCACGGTGAGAAGGAGTCCCGCCACAATAAGAATAGAAGTGGTGAGAGGGGAACCAGAAGAAGCTACAGCATTTACACAGGGATCACGAACATCAGCAGGAAGAAGAGAAAGAACGATACCTCCAAAACCAAGAGTACCACCGACAGCAGTAGTAGCACGAGTTTGAAGAAAGTTACGAGTCATCTAAAAATTCCTCCCTTATAGTTAGGTTGGCTAGAAGTTACCTTAGAATATCCCGTGATGGGATCTCTGGTTCTCTTGATATAATCTACTGCGGACTCTCTCTTTTCTATCTCATCACTTCCAGCAGAAGCTCTCCAGAACTCAGGACCATAGGCCAGTGCATCTAACATATGGTACTCTTTAATTCCAGGAAACTGTCTAAACTGTCTTACAAGTTCTTCCTCACTCTCGTGCAGCCAGATTTGTCCATTCGCGAACCATGTAGCTAGACCTCGCACGCGATCTTCCTTGGACTTCTGCTTGGTCTTAGCAGGAATGATTCTGAAGTATTCTCCCTTAACTTGCTGCTCTCGTTGAATCCAATGACGAAAGAGCTGAGAGAATAGAACCTCTTCGATAACAACTGCCCGCGGCTGCCACTTTCGGTTTAACTCGAAGATGAGATTAACCAGAGCAGGAGGTTGAAGAGGCTTCTGAATGGACTCTAGAATGAATGCCTTAGGATTTCTGTCGGAGTTTGTTCCAGTTACAACGATTCCACTATTTCCTTTGGTCGCTGGATCGACGAAGATTACACGATCAAGTTCTAACCAAGACTGTGTAACCTGCCTTCCATCGACAGTTTCATAAGAGATTCTTCGATCTAAGGAATCCCACTTGATTCTCTTGTAGTACCTTTCCCAGTCACGATCAAACTCTGCATCTCCCGCAAGAGGATCATTTAGATACTGAGAATTGTAAACAATGGCATTCTTCTGAAGAATCTTGAGAGTATGTTCTGGGAACTGTTCCGGAAAGATAGCTACCCGTCGATCCAGCTTTGGATTATACTCTACAACAGGTCTAATGTAACGGATAAGTTGTTCGTCATACACATCCATGATGTGCTTGTAGACATCATCGTGCTTGTATCGGGTTCCGATAAAGTCAATATGGTCGGTGGATGGAGTAAGCAGAAACGATTGTATGTTATCAATCCAAAGAATGGTGGCTTTATGGACAGCTTCTGAGTCTCTAGCCTCAGCTCCGTAAATGTCATCGAGCTTGAGATAGTCATAGTGTCGTCCTTGTGCGCGCGTTCCTACACCCATTACATCGAATGTAGGTTCTGCCCAGAAGCTTTGTCTCGGAAGCTCCAATTCTGTCTTATTCATTCTCTGGCTCTTTCCTGGAATACATTTAGGATAGAGAGCCAGAAGAAGAGGATTAGTTCTGAAATGAGATGTGATAGAAGTTAGAAACCTTGAGGCGTGCTCTTGACCTTCATGTGAGATTAGAATTCTAACCTCTGGTCCAAGATTTCTCGGATAAGGTTCATTGCCAATATCGTCAGGAAGTGCAATTTGAATTGAATCGCCGATCGTAGTAATAGTAGACTTATAGTGACCACGAGGAAGAAGAATCAAACGATACTGTTTCTTGCTAGTTCTTCGCATCCAAGTAGCGAAGTGTCCGTGTAAACCAGGAGAGAGTTTATTATACTTTAGAATAGTAGTGGTTAGAAAGTATAGGTCAGTCTTCGCTTTTCGTCGAAGAAGGTTAATCTTCTCCTGTCCCATCGCTGCTTGAATTGCTTCGGCTTCTTTCAGAGATGAGGTATTGTTCTGTAGTAGATCCATCAACTGTACCGGAGGATAGTTCGGCATACATCTGAGAAACTTCGAGGGCCTTATTAAGCCCGTCGGTAAGAGCAGATACTTGTTCAGGATTGCTAAAGATATTCATTTGAACATTAGTTTGATTTTGTGGAGCATTAGGAGAAGAAACTTCGGGAGTCTCGTACTTAGAGTAGATCTCGAATGCCTTTGCCGCCTTGTCGAAGAAAGCAAAGGGAGCCTTTTCGGCCAGATCATCGTTCGTAAGCAGAGCTTGCATCCTCTCGAAAGCAAGAATCTTTCCCTTCTTTACTGCATCTGGGAATGACTCCGTACCATTCTTAAGAATGTTTTGTTCGATCCTACTCAGAATTAGTCGAGCTTTCTTGGCCCGAACGATATTAGCAATAGTCGTCTGAGCATAACCATACTTTTCAGATAACTGAGAAATAGTACGACCTTGGGCGTAATCTAATACGATGGAAGTGTGAATAG